AGAACATTGGGCAGAACACTCCTGCGGAGACCGGTCGCAACATGGTGGAGCAGGGCTCCAAGGTCTACGCGGCAATCTTCAAGCGCATCTGGCGGTCGATGAAGGAGGAGTTCAAGAAGCTCTACCTCCTCAACACGGTCTATGTGTCAGACAGAGTGGCGCCACTTCCCAGCGGGCTCGGCATCTCGCGGCAGGACTACCTTGGCAATCCAGACAGAATCTGCCCGGCGGCCGACCCGAACATTGTGTCTGAGTCGCAGCGCGCATCGCAGGCTGTGATGATTACTCAGCGGTCTGCACAGGTTCCGGGCTACGACCCGAACGTGGTCGAAGAGAACTTCCTGCGCGCAATGCACGTTGATGGGTGGAAGCGTTTCTACCCCGGATTTGACCCGAAGAACGTGCCGAAGGATGTGAAACTCCAGATTGCGGAACTGCGGGCAGAGACCGATGCAGGAAAACTGCAGCAGGCCAAACAAGAGTTCGTCATCGAGATGATGGAACAGCAGCGCGTCAATGCTGCGCAGATCATCATGCTTGAGGCGCAGGCGAAGAAGTTCGAGTCAGACGCGGCAAGCGAAACTGGGTGGCAGCAAATCGAAATGCTCAATGCCACTATCAACATCGCTCGGCAGAAGGACGACGCGCTTACACAGCGTATAGCCCTGGCGCTGAAGGCCCTTGAGTTAAAGCAGAAAGCCAATGAGCCAAAATCAGTCAGTAAGTGAGGAGGAGTTCAAGGAATGGTGGGCACATCCTGTGGCCGTCCAGTTCCGGAGATTCCTTCGGCAGCGCAGAGAAATCTACATGATGCATAGCCAACGCGGAGGCGATTGGTAAGTGCCAAGTTCTCGGTGATCTTGAAAGTCTCGAGGCCACCGATCTCATGGAGATAGAGAAAAATGAGTAATGAAAACACAAGTGGAATTGCACCTCTCGGCCGCGCTGTGATCGTGGAGTACTACGAGCCAGAGCGGAAAGAGAGCGTGATTGTCCTCCCGGACAACGTGAAGGATAGGACTGTGATGGTCGAACAGCGTGCAGTGGTGGTTGAGATTGGCCCGGCTTGCTGGCCCAACGAACCCCCGCGCGCAAAGGTCGGAGACCGTGTGATGATCGCACGCTTCAGCGGGTACGCCTTTGTGGGACCTGCGGACGGCAAGCGCTATCGCATTGTCAACGACAACGACATCTTCGCACGAATTACCCACGACAGTGGCCACGCAGCGCAGTGAGGAAGATATGAGCACAGAAACTCCCGAAGTCGAACAATCCGCACGAAACCTTGGCTGGGTTCCCCAGGAGGAGTGGCGCGGAGACAAGGCGAAATGGGTCGATGCCGAGACCTTTACCCGTAGGGGTGAGGAGATCATACCGATCCTGAAGAAGAACAATCAGGAACTCCAGGCGAAGTTCGATACGGCGCAGGCGGAAGTCAAGCGTCTCAACGACCTTTTCAAGGCATCGCAAGAGTCCATCGAGGAGCTGAAGAAGTTCCAGTCAACGGAGACGAAGCGGCAAGTGGCTGAGGCCAGGGCAGACCTGATCACAGAACTGAAGGCGGCGAAGAAGGAAGGCAATACCGACTTAGAGGTTGACCTACAGGTTGCCATTTCAGAACTTGACAGGAAGATCGCAGAGCCGACGGCCCAGCCGAAGCCTTCAGCCGATGGCGCTCCTACGACCCCATCTGCTGACCCAGTCTTTGTCGCGTGGCGGGCTGACAACAAGTGGTTCGACTCGGACCCTGTGCGTCAAGCCACGGCGATTGGGATTGCTACGAAGCTGCGGGCGGACCCCGCGAATTCGGTCCTGGTGGGTCGCGCGTTCTTCGACAAAGTCGGCGAGGAAGTCTCTGCGATCTTCGACAAAGAGACGAAGAAGAACACGAAGGTTGAAGGTTCTGGTGGCGGTGGCGGCGGGTCTAATGGCGGCGAACGCACGAAAGGCTTCTCCGATCTTCCGCCAGAGGCAAAGCAAGTGTGCGAGAGGCAAGCGGCAAAACTTGTCGGCCCTGGTCGCGCATTCAAGGACGTGGCGGCGTGGCAAAAACACTACGCCCAGATTTACTTCTCTGAGGAAGCATAGTTATGACTTCGATTCAAGAACGCTTTGCCAACGCAAATCCGGCCAACGCGGCGGAGAAGCGGAAGAGTTCCCGAGACCGGGTGCCGATGTCTCTGCCACAGCAGAAACTGAGCGTGCCGGACATCCCTGGGTATCATCTTCACTGGATGATTGGAAGGGCAGACCGTCTGGCACAGGCGGAGAGGGCAGGATATACCTTCGTCAACCAAGACGAAGTGGACATGAACACCGTCGGTCTTGCGGATGGAGGCAACGCCTCTGGCCACAGCGACCTTGGATCACGAGTCAGTCACGTCTCTGGTACGGACGAAGCGGGCGGACAGCCTGTGCGTTTGTACCTGATGAAGCTTCCAATCGAGTTCTGGTACGAGGACCAAGCCAAGCTCGCCGGAGTCAACGAGAACATTGCAGGCGTTTTGCGGGGCGACAAGGGCCTACAGGCCACCGGCGAGGGAATGGACAATTCCAATCGCTATGTTCCGAAGGATGCCGGCAACAAGAACCTCTTTCAACCGAAACGCAACAGGAGCCTCTAAATGGCAAACCAAAACCAAGCTACCGGGTTCGCTCCGGTACGCTATCGGTCAGGCGCTCCGTGGAATGGTGCAGTCAACTTATACACCTACCTCGCAGCAGAGACCGTACAAGTCTGGATCGGCGACCCAGTCGCAACCATCAGCATCGCCAACGGTGACGGCTTCGGCACACCGGCAGTGAAGCTGGCAGTAGCAGGCGCCTCCGTGCGCGGCATCGTGGTCGGTATCGGCACCTTCCCCCAGGGCGGGCCGTACATCAACCCGAACAACCTGACGCTGATGACGCGCCCGGTGAACGCGCAGGCGAGCAACTACTACTTCGCAGTGGTGGATGATCCTGACGTTCTGTTCGAGGTCCAAGAGGCTGGCGCCGGCTCCGTCCTGACGGCAACGAGCATCAACCGCAACGCCAACTTCAACCTGGGCACGCGCACAGCGTCGCTGGTGTTGTCACCGACGTTCCTGGACAACAACACGGTCAACACGACCTCAACCCTGAACTGCAAGATCTTCGGATCGGCGCAGCGGCCCGACAACACGCCCTTCACCACTTTCCAGAAGTGGCTGGTGTCGATCAACAACCACGACTTCAGCACCGGCACGACGTCGATCTGATCCGCAACACTTTTTGAAAGGAGAAGATCATGCCCGCTGGTATCATCAACACAGGCTCCCATCCCAAGCTACTCTGGCCGGGGATTCACGCCATCTGGGGTCAGGTTTACAACGAGCACATGATGGAGTACACTGACCTGTACGATGTCGAGTCCTCGGACCGGGCCTACGAAGAAGACGTTCAAGTGACCGGATTCGGCCTCGCCTCGGTGAAGCCGGAAGGTCAGTCGGGGACGTACGACTCGGAAGTGCAGGGTATCATCACCCGCTTTACGCACATCGCCTACAGCCTCGGGTACATCGTGACCTACGAAGAGCTGCGGGACGACCTGTACGAGCAGGTGGCCTCCCGACGCGCGAAGGCAAACGCCTTCTCGATGGCGCAGACGGTGGAGAACGTGGCAGCGTTCCTCTACAACAATGCGTTCTCGACGACCTACTTCACCACCGGCGACGGCGTTGCGCTGTCCTCTGCGAGCCACACCCAAGTGACTGGCGGGACTTTCAGCAACGTCTTGACCCCGGCGGCGGACCTGAGCGAAGCGAGCCTGGAAGACCTGAGCATCCAAGTGATGGGCGCCACGAGCGATCGCGGCCTCCTGATCGACGTGATGCCGCAGAGCCTCCACGTTCCGCGTCAGGAATGGTACAACGCGAACCGCATCCTGAAGTCGGTACAGCAGTCCGGTACGGCGAACAACGACATCAACGTCCTGAACGCCACCAATGCCTTCCCGAAGGGCATCAAGCTGAACCACTACTTCACGGCGCCGCACGCCTGGTTCGTCAGGACGAACATCCCCAACGGGATGCGTCTGTTCTGGCGGGAGCAGCCAGGCCTGCAGCAGGACAACGACTTCGACACGAAGAACGCGAAGGCGTTGGCCTACATGCGTGTGAGCGTCGGATGCACTGACCCGCGCGGCCTCTACGCGAGCAATGGACCGTAAGAGAAAAGTTGTGCGGGTATAATCCCAACATTATACCCGCACTCCTGCAGCGCCCCTCCTT